TTAGACTTTTTTCAGCCCTAGAACCTCGATCAGCCCAGGGTGAATTCGGAATCTAGTTGAGGCATGTGAAAAAGATGCGCGAGAGTCACGATATCTGAATACATACTCGGAACCACCATAACCACTCCCTCCAGCTTTATAAAAGCCGATAAAAGAATAATCATAAAGTTCTTCTAATGCCTCTGAAGAAGTTTTATCAGATTTAGAGTAAACTTGAGATAAAGCCACCTCAAATGTGTTTTTTTCAAACTGCCATGTTCCTATCGCTCTTAATACGTCCAAAAATTTATCGTATTCTGGGAAGTGTTTATGAACTTCATCATCAATTTCACGTAAAAAGTATTCACTGTACTCATGTCGAGCACCATGAATATCGACGTTATCTATTTTATTTTTATCATCTGGTGTATTTGATGTTGTATTATTGATTCTCTCTTTGAATTTTGCCAGAGCACTATTAGCGAATTTAATCATGTCGCGAGGACGAAGATAAGTTCTATCTTTAACATGATCATACTTGCTTTGGTGCCCAGGCATTTCTCTTGCCTCATTAAAAACATCTTCCCATTTAACACCTTGCTCAATATCAGTTTCAGAAGCGACGATGCTGAATCGTTTTTCCATTAATGATTTTAAAGTTTTTGTAGTCTTTGGTGAATCCCACTCTATTGACGACATGAAGTTCTCTGTGATTTTATTTTTATCTTCAAAGCGCAACACATTATAAATGTCATCTCGCAAAAAAACCGCCACCAAAAATTTAACACCCGCATTTTTAGCAGCAATATTTATGTCTCGACTGGCAAGTAACAGGCCTATCAAACGACTTATATAATCATCAGATTTGTTATCAAACCCAAGATCAAGCTGATCAAAAGCGATAAAATATTTATGCTTTGGATTTAATGACGCCAACACAAGTTTCGTTAACTGAGCATTCACCTCTTGAATAACAATAGGTAGATCAGCAATTGAAATTTTTTCCGCGCTAGCGCCCGCTTTGACAAAATTAAAATTTAACTCAAAATGTGGCTTAAGTCTTATTTCTTTTTGAGGGTTAAATATCTGTGTTAAATCCGGATCTCTACTACCATAAGCATCAACAATGAAAGCTTCTAACTTCACCATGGCCTCACTTGAGACGTCATCATAAGGTAGAGAGTTATCTTGATTCAGGATTATTTTTGCTAATGAAATTAGTATTAAATATTTCCAACTGTGGGTAAATTTATCATCATTAGAAATTCCAGCCTTAGCCTGTTGTTGATGAAAGTGCCACGGATAATCAGAGAATGTATGTCCATATGAAAATGTATCATCAGCACGGGTAGTGATTATTTTTTTAAAAATTGCCGTTTTACCACTACCTTTTTTTCCAACAACTAAAAATTTCTTGAATTTTAAGATATCCAAGTATGCTTCATGATCTTCAAATGCTCTCAACAAAATATCGTCATTATCCGCATCTGTCCCACCAAAACTATCGACTAAAGCCAAATCTCTCATAACGACCCCATCGTTGAAAACCTATCAAGCGAGAATAATCTTCATATAGTACAATTAATATTATCTTTCTCAAATAAAAATGAACCAGTAGAGGTGGACATCCTTGACTCAGAAACCTGTGCTACTCTAGTCAGTCAGGATTTTCTAGGGAAGGTGCGAATAAGCAGGTCATTTCTTCCCAAGCTGACTCGCTGATTAAAATTTCGCGGATCTGGGCCGATTTTTTTCCCGCAAACACATCGAATCAGCCTATTTAGGCTATTTTTTCCACCATTTCTGGCGTTATTTCCGGTTTTTACTGAGATCTCTCCCACTGACGTATCATTTGGTCCACCCGAAACAGGTTGGCCAGGGTGAATAACATCGCCAGTTGGTTATCGTTTTTCAGCAGCCCCTTGTATCTGGCTTTCACGAAGCCGAACTGCCGCTTGATGATGCGAAACGGGTGCTCCACCCTGGCACGGATGCTGGCTTTCATGTATTCGATGTTGATGGCCGTTTTGTTCTTGCGCGGATGCTGCTTCAAGGTTTTTACCTTGCCGGGACGCTCGGCGATCAGCCAGTCCACATCCACCTCGGCCAGCTCCTCGCGCTGTGGCGCTCCTTGGTAGCCGGCATCGGCTGAGACAAATTGCTCCTCTCCATGAAGCAGATTACCCAGCTGATTGAGGTCATGCTCGTTGGCCGCGGTGGTGACCAGGCTGTGGGTCAGGCCACTCTTGGCATCGACACCAATGTGGGCCTTCATGCCAAAGTGCCACTGATTGCCTTTCTTGGTCTGATGCATCTCCGGATCGCGTTGCTGCTCTTTGTTCTTGGTAGAGCTGGGTGCCTCAATGATGGTGGCATCCACCAAAGTGCCTTGGGTCATCATGACGCCTGCTTCGGCCAGCCAGCGATTGATGGTCTTGAACAATTGACGGGCCAGTTGATGCTGCTCGAGCAGGTGGCGGAAATTCATGATGGTGGTGCGATCCGGCAGGGCGCTATCCAGGGATAATCGGGCAAACAGGCGCATGGAGGCGATTTCGTACAGGGCATCTTCCATGGCACCGTCGCTCAGGTTGTACCAATGCTGCATGCAGTGAATACGCAGCATGGTCTCCAGCGGATAGGGCCGTCGGCCATTGCCCGCCTTGGGATAAAACGGCTCGATGACAGCGGTCATATTCTGCCATGGCAGAATCTGCTCCATGCGGGAGAGGAAAATCTCTTTTCGGGTCTGACGGCGCTTAGTGCTGAATTCACTATCGGCGAAGGTGAGTTGATGGCTCATGATGTCCCTCTGGGATGCGCTCCGGATGAATATGATGATCTCATATCAGGAACTTGTTCGCACCTTCCCTAGAGCAACATGATTCAAAAGCAGAGTGTAACGCTCCTGTTCTCAAAGCTGTTCATGGGCGGCGACTAAATCACAGGACATTCATCAAACCCATAATTTGCATATCGTATTTCAATTCCCCTCATTGTTCGGGTTGTAGAGCATGAATGTCCGCGCTTCACCCTCCTGATCTGAAATGTCTTTAAACGTCGTGATGTAACACTCGATCCAGTTGCTGGCCTCTTTTCTAACTGCATCCCTGAACGCGCTCTCTATTTCGTATCTACGAGGCATTTTCCCCCCCAACCAGATTACTGTATATGCACACAGAACATACTGTAATTACATCCAGTAAAGAGGAGCTAGTGCATGTTTGTGGAACTCGTTTATGACAAAAGGAATTCTGATGGTTTACCCGGTGCAAAGGACATCATTCTGGGGGAGTTAAGCAAAAGAGTACACCGCATCTTCCCTGACGCTGATGTTCGGGTTAAACCGATGATGACGTTGCCAGCTATCAATACGGATGCCAGCAAGCATGAGAAGGAACAGATTAGCCGCGCTGTTCAGGAGATGTTTGAAGAGTCTGAGTTTTGGCTCGTTAGCGAATAATGTTTATTATGTTCCGCTGCGGCTTGTTGCACGTAGGGCTGTAGCGGCGAAGTGTTACCTGCAGGAAACTTCTTATACAACGTCGAAATACCAACATCATAAATGATTGCTACCCTCTTTCTCTCCAGTCCACCCTCAATCAATCGCCCCATCTGCGCCCATTCTTCTGGCTTGTATTTAGGTCGTCGGCCACCAACTCGACCTTCTGCACGTGCAACTGCTAAACCTGCCCTCGTTCGTTCGACAATCAGCTCCCTTTCCATTTCGGCCAGTGCGCCCATAACATGGAAGAAGAACCGGCCCATCGGCGTACTGGTATCGATGCTGTCCGTAAGGCTGCGAAAGTTAATGCCCCGCTCCCGCAATTCCTCCACAAGCACAACCAAGTGACGCATACTGCGTCCAAGTCGATCCAGTTTCCAGACGACTAACGTATCACCCTCCCCCAGCGTTTTTAACAACCGCTTAAGTCCCGGTCGGTCCGAGGTTTTTCCGCTAATTTTATCCTCGAAAATTAGCTCACATCCTGCGCTCTCAAGCGCATTTCGTTGTAATGCGGTGTTCTGGTCATTTGTTGACACCCTGACGTAGCCAATCAGCATCGTTTTCATCCTACAAAAGGGTGAAATCATGCCATTTGGCTGGAGATTATGCATTTTCTTAAAGGTTGGTCTGCGAGAAAGCGTTTCTGAATCTGGTTTTTTCCAGTTAGGGGATTTCCAGTTTGTATGGGGGCGCGGTTCAACGGGCAGCAACGGTATAGGCAATGTTCAGTTTCCACATGCTTTTGTTGGCACACCATATCTGGTTGCACCGTCAGATATTTCTTCAGGTCCTGAAGGGGTGAATGCTGTCGGGTGGGATTTATCAAATAGCACGGCAGCGGGGGCCAGGATTCTTTCTGCAGATTCTAAATCTTCGGGTATCGCTACCACCTTTTCTTATATCGCAATCGGTAAGGGGGTTTTATGAAGTATTGCGCGTTGAATAACGGATTTTATGGCGACAACACTCCCGATGACAAAATACCGGGTAGTGTTGTGCATATCAGCGACGACGAAGGCCAGCGAATTTTAGACAGCCAAATTAATGGTCAGATTCAGCCCGATGATAATGGTTTTCCTGTTCTGGTGCCGTATCCAGAATTAACAAAAGATGAGCAGCAGGAGCGCGCCGAGCAGAAACGACAGACACTGAAATCAGTCGCTGATACCGAAATTTCATGGCGGCAGGATGCCGTTGATGCAGGGATCGCGACGGAAGAAGAAACCGCCGCGTTGTCTGAATGGAAAAAATACCGGGTACTTTTAATGCGCATTGATACAGCGAAACCCGTCTGGCCTACACCTCCGGGGGTAACCCATCCCATGAAGCACTGAGTTCGTTCATAGTACCGTTAATGTCACCGAGCTCTTTGTTAAGTTCAGGATCAATTGTTAGCCCAAACTCATCAGATTTAGCCAGTAGCGTTTTCATGCGCTCACCTTCACGCATTAACGCCAACATTTCTGGCGTCAGCCCAAGAGCATCGGCTACGGACTTTTGTTGCTCAGGCCGCAACGAAGGGAAGACACGAGCAATCTCCTGTAATGTTTTTAGCGTATCAACAGAACCATCATTATTTTTCTGTATCTGAACACCGATCTGTGCGAGCGCACCAAGTACCTGCCCATTCGCTCCACTGGCGGCTTCTTTCAGCGTTTTCGCCATACCATCGATAGAAGCATTGGCACTTTCACTATCAGCGCCAAGGATGCGCATCGCTCCAGCAAGTCGGGAATAATCGTCTACACGCATACCAGCATTCTTTGATGAAACGTCCAGGTTATACGCTTCCCTGGACGCTTCGCGAAAACCGTAGGCGACCTGTTTAAGCCCGTACCCTGCAGCACCAGCAATACCGAGTGAACCCAACTTACCAGATAGCTCCCCAACCATTTTCAAGGGAGGAACCATATCCCCGATAAGCTGCACGTTGTCCCTGGCCGTTTTAGACAGATTTTCAAAACGTGAAATGAAGCCATTCAGCCCATCAACTGTTTCCTGCCCACCTAACTGAAGCCCTTCTTTCGTTCTATCGAGTTTAGGTTCAAGCCCACGGATAGCTTCATTGATACGGTCAATAACATCACTGACCTGATCATTAGCCACCAGCTCAAAATCAAAGACATTACTCATCGTCTTCAGGTTTCCTGAGTTTGTTGATCCGGGATGCCTGGGCTATCCACCATTTCAATCGGGCGCGGGTCATTCCCCACGCCCTATCTTCTGTCCATCGAAAGTAAAACGTGACGTCAGCGGCTGCTTCTTGCCAGGCTGTTAGGGCTTCCAGGTCAAAAAACTGAGTAAATAATCCTCGCACTTGCGAAAATCAATGAAGTCCATTGGTTGAAGCACACTTTCACGAGTGCCGGTAACCAGTGCAATGAGCAAGCGCATTGCGGCAAGCGACGTTGAAGATGTCTGTTTTTCATAAAATTGTTCAGCCTGACTGAGCGTTGGCGCTTTCAGCTCCAGTTGCGTATAGCTGATTTTCTGCGTCAAATCCTCAAGAGGAGCCGTCAGTTGAATAGTTTTTACTCGCTCAATTTCTGCCATATCAGTTCTCCGTTACTTCCCGGCCTTCCCAGCGAACATCAAAAACTGCATCTTCGCTTTCCACTTCCTGAACGTTTACCGTCCAGAGCCCTTCACCAATAATCGTTTTACCATTTGCCAGTTCGGCAACGATGTTGACATTGGTTTGCTCGCCAAAACCCTGGACGTTAGTCCCGCCGCTATCACGTAAGCGGGCTGAAATGTAAGGTGCTACAGGCTTTTCTTTGTACCCATGAACGCCATCCATCCCAGATAAGGTAGTGCGGTTTACCTTAGACACCTGATATTTAAAGGAGCCTTCCACCATCACCGTCACACCGTTAACGGTGACGTACGCGGTCCCCGCCAGGCGGTTAGAAGTATCACCTGCCATCGTTTAAGCTCCTGTTGATTCAGCACGAGTGCGGAACTGGTTGAGTAACGCGAAAACACGTAGCTGGTTAATGAGAGTTCCCGGCCACAACACATCAACGCGGTTAGGGTTTTTGGCGTTCTGCTCAACAATAATGTTTTTAGCAAATGCCTCTTTGTCTTGTGCATACCCGTTCCACACCAGCTTTCCGTATTCGGCGATCTGATCAGCTTTGATAATGTTCGGGGTAACAATCGCAGCACCAGGAGCAAAGCGAGTACCATCAGCAGCCAGCTTCATCCGCCCAAACTTGCTGGTTACTGCTGTTCGAAGGTAACGAGTGACAAACATCAGGCTGAAAAGTGTTTCAACTTCCAGATAACTATCATCCGCATCGCCGTATGCATTTTTTTGATAAGTGGTGATCAGGTTTTCAATACGAACCGTACCGTCATCATCAACCGTGAAAGTAGAAATGCCGCTGTACAGCAGATTGTTACGCTCTGTCAGTTCAAAACGGTCCTGAAGTGCTGGAGCCAGCACACCCAAAATAGCCAGGGATTGAACAGGACGCCCCGGATCATTACGCAAGCTGACAGCCGCAGCGCCTGTATATCCGGCAGACCATAACCAGGTTGGTGATGGTGATTTGTTGACGCCCATCAGGGTTTCGTGCTGGTTGTTACGCACCTCTCCTTTTGTGCCTAATTGAGCATAGGTCCCGGCGGTAGTACCGAAAGAATGCCCATAGAGTTGTTTATCCCATGCCCAGCGACCACTGATATCGGATAAGAAGGCTTTCATTGCATCCAGAGAACTGGTGTCATCATATGGGTTCACGATGAAGTCAAAAGTACGGTCCTGAAGGTTTGCCAGCGCCCCGGTAAGATCGGGGGCTCCTGCGCCGTCGTGCATAGCAGTAATGGTCAGTTCCAGACCTGCTGGTGTGCGTTCATCACCGGGAAGACCGAGATAATTCAGGCGAATATCAATACCATTGCCAACCAGACCGCGGTTTTTAGCCGTCAGTGTGATGGTTTCAGTTGCCGCGCTGGCTGTCACCGGGAGGATATTTTTAGTATTAATTGCAGCGGCCAGAGCCGTAGCAATTGAAGCAACAGTGTCCGTTGCCACAACGGTAAGCTGAATCCGCTCACCAGCGATGTACAGTGAAATAACACCGGTTGCCGTTGGTGCGCTGGTGACCTTAATCGAACCCGTTGCAACAGTCATCGAGTCAGGGTCTTCTTCCAGTGGCAAAATCCAGACTTCCGCTGCTGTATCGTTTTTCTGATACGCCGTCATCATGGCGTGAAGGATACTGCCTTTCCCGGCAAGCTCACCGACTGTATCAGGAGAGGAAACGCGTTCAGGAATACCAGCTGTTGCTGAGCCTGAAGCCAGCATCCCACCGATAAGTAGGGTACGCTGCGTTGCTGTGGCGTTATTCGCCATTGAGTTATCAAACTCAACGAAAAATAGCCCGACCCGCAGATTATCGGGAACACGAGCGAATGGAACAGTCATTCAGTATCTCCCTCATTTTTTTGTGAATCGCCTTTTGCAGCGGCTTTCGGCTTCGCCACAACCACATCACCATCACTCAGGCGGCGACGCCAGAAGGTATTATCCGGGACTTCTGCGCCCTCTTTCGGCAAAGAGGTGCCCTTAACGGGGCAGCGAACGCTGAGCCCATTATTCGGTTTTACAAACATGATTTACTCCTGAAGGTTGATACTAATCCCAGGTTGCGGGGTGCCATCTGGCATTACGATCGTGATATCCATACCCTCCAGGGGAACCGTTTCAACCGGGTAGAAATCTTCCGGCCCCTGGTAATGTTCGATATCAATTTCATACAGCAGCTGGCCCATATGAGCCTCACCGTCTGCATCAACGTTGATTGTTGAGCGAACTTCAGCGTACTTTTGTATTTTCCGGGTCAGTTCATAACTGTTGATGACTGCTCGCTCTACCTGCTCACGCAAGTCTTCCAGCGCCACTTCTGCGCGCATCGCCCCATCATCATCCGTTTCACCGTCATACTCCTGTACCCGACCAGTAATACGGACAGTTGTCACAGTAGTGAAGGACGGCGTATTTCGCCCCATCGCCTTTTTATGGTCGAAAGGGGTCTGGATGAGTAGGGCAGGATATTCCACCGGAGATGTAGGCCAGTCACGCGGAGAAAAGACACGAGCAGCCGCGTCTGTGGTGTTGGTCAGAGCCAGAACCACCATCTTTCGAATGTCTGAAGCATTCATCGTTGTTTCGCTACGTTAAGTACAAGTTTCGATCCGCCATGGCTATCTGGCTCAACGTTCATCACGACGAACAACTGATTAACAGGCTTTCCGCCTACGGTTTTAATTAACACACGATCGGATACCACCGGGAGTGCTCTGCCTAAGTTTATGAACTCCGCATCGCGTACCCCGAGAACCGGGTTCGTTGTATTTATTGCTGAATCACCGTCAAGATTTTCAGTCACGGCAGCATAACCACGATCGAAAATTCCGTTAATCAGAAAAGGGGTACCGCCTTTAGGACGGTACTCATGCTCATCGCCAAAAATGCCATGTAACGGGCTTAAGAGATGTAAATCCCAGTCCACCCCCATGGCATTACCCCGTAGTGACAGTTACCGCAGGCTTCGCAGCAAGAACGCGCTGACGCAACACGCTGACATCAGCGATAATTCCGGCGTTCAGAAGACGTTCCGCATCTTTCCCTGTTACCGGGATGATGGTGTTCTCACGATAGACTTCACCGTTATGGCGAATGCTATTTCCCGTAAGAACAACATATTCAGGATCAGCGCTCTCTTCCTCATCAGAATCATCCCCCTCAGAGCCTGCGCTTTCGCCTCCAGCGTTGAGAACGTCGGCGGCGATAACCTCCGCCGAATTGATACCTTCAGCATTCAGATCGTTAACAACATCTTCAGCATTTAATTCAGCTGCGGCAGGCTGTTTGGTTGTTTTTGACATATCACACCACCGTTGCACAGAGAGATGCGTTCAAACGCGCTCGACGCCTGTCCGGCTACGGCTAAAATTGAGGTGAGCTGGCGGGCTCAGGGCAAAACGCTGTGCGTATTGATCGCTGATAACGGACCCGGTTGGCCTCAGGCGTTGTTACCGTCGCTATTGAAGCCATTTACGACCAGTAAGGATGTGGGTCTCGGCATTGGTTTGTCGATTTGTGTATCGTTAATGACGCAAATGAACGGTGAGTTACGCCTGGCGTCGACGCTGGAGCGCAATGCCTGCGTAGTCCTGCAATTCAACCTGACGGATGTAAATGATGTTGAGTGATGAATGTTCTGTTCTGCTGATTGATGACGATGCCGATGTGCTCGATGCTTACACGTTATTGTTGGAGCAGGCAGGATATCGCGTCCTGGCCTGTAACAATCCGTTTGACGCCAGAAATCTGATGCCTGCCGACTGGCCAGGGATCGTATTAAGCGATGTATGTATGCCAGGCTGTTCGGGGATCGATCTGATGACTCTGTTTCATCAGGATGATAATCAACTGCCGATCCTGCTGATCACCGGGCACGGCGATGTCCCGATGGCGGTGGATGCAGTGAAGAAAGGCGCATGGGACTTTCTGCAAAAGCCGGTCGATCCTGGCAAGCTGCTGGCGCAGGTTGAGGATGCCCTGCGTCAGAGGCGGTCCGTAATTGCGCGTCGTCATTACTGCCAGCAGAAATTACAGGTTGAACTGATCGGATACAGTGACTGGGCAACGCAATTCCGCCAGCGGCTACAGCAACTGGCAGAAACGGATATCGCCGTCTGGTTTTATGGTGAACCCGGAACAGGACGCATGACGGGCGCGCGGTATCTGCATCAGCTTGGGCGCAATGTCCACGGGCCATTTATACGTGCAGACCTGACATCCGGAAATGCGGTTCAGCTCAACGCGCTCATTGATCAGGCTCAAGGGGGAACGCTGGTACTGAGCCATATTGAATGCCTGACGCGCGAGCAGCAGCACCATCTGGTGCAGTTGCAAAGTCAGGAGCGGCGTCCTTTTCGCTTGATTGGGATCGGGGAGACGTCCTTGGTGGAGTTGGCGGCAACCCACCAGATTGTGGCAGAACTCTATTATTGCTTTGCCATGACGCAAATCGCCTGCCAACCGCTGTCTCTGCGCCCGGACGACATCGAGCCGTTATTTCATTACTACCTGCATAAAGCCTGTCTGCGGTTAAACCATCCCGTGCCTGAAGTCGACGGGGAATTGCTAAAAGGCATGCGGCGACGAGTATGGTTGAGCAATGTACGGGAACTGGCAAATGCCGCAGAGTTGTTTGCCGTCGGGTTACTCCCGTTGGCTGAAACCGCCAACCCGCAGATGCATATGCCCGAGCCGACCCCGCTGGATCGTCGGGTAGAAGAGTATGAACGACAAATCATTACGGAAGCGCTCAATATTCATCAGGGGCGGATTAATGAGGTGGCAGAGTATCTGCAAATTCCGCGTAAGAAGCTGTATCTGAGAATGCGAAAATACGGGCTGAGTAAAGAGCACTATAAGTTCTAGCGCTCATCGAAATATTCGAACGGAGGCCAGAAAATCATCTGGCCATATCTCTTACCACATCAAATCATCAGGTACGACAAAGTCAGCGTACGGGTCATCTTCGTCCTTATCTTCCTGGCTCAGTTCGCAATTTAAGACAATGTAGCTGGCGTCACGCTGCGCGATCTTATCGGCAACCACCGCCGGGATGATGGCGTATTCGCTCTCGCGATCACTTTCAGCGGCCAGACGCGCAATGGCAAGACGCCCCTTGATTAACTGAGTCTGGGTAACTTTATCAACGTAGATTTTTTTAATCAGATTGTTGTCGGTAAAGTTATAACCAATATCGCCTCTTGAAATGGTGATTTTATTCATTTCAATCAGCTGCTTAATCTGAGCTTTGTATTCTTTCGACAGGGCAGCTTGCTTTTGCTGCTCACTGAGTTGCTTATCACGCTCAACCTGTGCTTTTTTATTTTCTTCAACCGCCTCTCTGGCCTCACGCGCCTGAACGCGCGACTTTTTCGCCGTTCTTTGCACCTTCGCCATTTTTTTACTGGTGACTAAGCCAGCTTTAAGCATCTGCTCTTGTAGGGTGAGTTTTGTCATGTTCGTTTCTAAATCCAGTAAAAAGAGTTCTCAGGATTATACCCTTAACGTCCGGGGGGATGCCAGATTGCGGGGAGTTGCAAAGCGTCGGGGATAAAATGGAAGGCTATGGTGTCCCCTGCAGGAATCGAACCTGCAACTAGCCCTTAGGAGGGGCTCGTTATATCCATTTAACTAAGGGGGCATATATCTAACTGATTTTCAAGCGTTCAGCTCGATTCGCATGTTATCCTATCATTCCCCGTATCATCAAGCATTTCATTCCTTTTATTTTCTATCCTTTCTTATCTTTTCGCTTAGAAAATCACTTCGTTCACTTGCCATTGCGTACAGATTGAGTACAGAATGCTGAAATTCAGTGTGTACAGGATACAGAGCCGTGGCCCTCAGTGATACCAAACTTCGCAGCATCAATGCTAAGCCCTACAGCGGCGCACCCGAAGTCACAGATGGTGACGGGCTAAGTGTACGCATAACCCCTACCGGAACAATTACATTTCAATTTCGTTACCGTTGGAATGGTAAGCCAGTTCGCCTTACTGTTGGCCGATACCCTGCTATGTCTCTCAAAGAGGCTCGCGTTGTTGTTGGAGAGATGCGTGAATTGTACCTCAAGGGGCTAAACCCTAAAAATTATTTCGCCAAAGAAGATGGAGAGCTCACGCTCAAAGAGTGTCTCGATCAGTGGTGGACCAAGTATGTTGAAACGCTGAAACCTAATACACAGACGCTCTACAAGTCAGTTGTGTACAACACCATGTACACAGAATTTCCAGATGCACCGGTAGTGAATATTCCTGTTTCGGCTTGGGTAAGGTTCTTCGATAAGCAGGAAAAGAAAAACGGGAAAAAGGCGCGAGTGCTGCTTCTCCAACTCCGATCCGTTATGAATTGGTGTGTAAGTAGACAGTTAATCGCTTCATGCGAAGTCTTGAAGCTCAGCGTTAAGAACATAGGCAAGAAACCTGATGTCGGTAGCCGGGTTCTCACCTATACCGAGTTGGCAAAAATATGGTTAGCGCTGGAAAACAACAAGATCGTTACCTCTAACAAGGTACTTCATCAGCTTCTGTTGCTTTGGGGGGCAAGGTTGTCGGAACTTCGCCTTGCTACCGCCAGCGAGTTCAATATGGATGATCTGATTTGGACAACGCCAGCTGAGCATTCCAAGATGGGAAATGTGATTCGCAGGCCTGTTTTCGATCAAGTAAAGCCATTTGTGGAAAGGCTGCTTAATTCAGGTAACGATGTTCTCTTTCCCGGTCAGGAACTGGACAAGGCCATAGATCGTTCGTCAGCAAATCTCTACATGAAAAAGTTAAGGGATAAAATTGATATACCAGAATGGCGAACGCACGACTTCAGACGTTCTCTGGTAACGAATTTGTCAGGGGAGGGGGTTATGCCTCATGTCACTGAAAAGATGCTGGGGCATGAACTGGGAGGGGTGATGGCTGTGTATAACAAACACGATTGGCTGGTGGAGCAGAAAGAAGCATATGAGCTTTATGCCGAGAAGCTTATGTGGCATGTTAAACACTTGGCTGATTGATTTTTTTACTTGTTCAATCTGGTTATATATTTAAATAATGGAGTGCAAATATGTACTTAATGCCAGGCGATGAACTTGAAATAGGCGATATAATATTAACTTCAGAAAACACCGCAGTGAGCAAGACGGTTAGGTTTGCTACGCAAAGTGAATTTTCACATGCAATGCTGTACGTTGGTGATCATAGTTACATTCACTCGGATGCGAATGGGGTACACTCTGGTAATTTACAACGTCTTTTGTTTCCGTCTAAGGGAAACGTGGCTATTGTAAGGGTGAATTGTAACCTAAGTGAAAAGGAAAAGGCTTGTGATTTTGCTAGATCTAAAATTGGAACAAGTTACTCTGTAAAAGAAGCAGTGAATGCAAAGTTAAAAATACCAAAAAAAGCAAAAGAAAATCGGCAGTATTGTTCAAGACTTGTAGTCCAGTCATATGATTATGCAGATGTTTCTCTCGTTAAAAATATTAATTATTGTACCCCGCAAGATATAATTGAATCTGAGAAAGTATCCTACACTGCAATTGTAGCTAGAATGGCAACGAAACAAGATATTAAGTTTGCAAACGAAAGAAATCCGATTCAAAGGCAAACGGAAATAACTAATTCTATATTGCAAAGCGTCAGGTGTATTACGGGGAAAGATATCCAAACCCTAGAGCAGGTAATTGAGTACGTTATTTTATTTCCGAATTATGATGAAAGTATATCTAAGGTGTTTAAAGATTCTGGCTATTTAGATATGTGGAAGTATGAGGTTGAAAAAAACTCATGGCGATACGATGCTATTGGCTTTTTAAAACTCAACATACCACCAAGCAAGTTGATCGACCTTGCTTCTCATGAGTTGCAAATGGGGAGGAATAGACTTGTTAGATATCAGGCTAATTATATGCAGTATTTTCATTTGAATAAAATTCACGGTGGTGAATGTCTTGGTGAGCATGTAAAACTGTATGAGATTTTAGTAAGAAATACATATGATAATATAAAAGCGGCCAGCTGTGTACTGGCCATTTTATCTGAAAAACAGATGCAGGAATAATTAGATGCCCTGATTTTTATCATACACACCGATTTACTCCACCTTCTTCAATCCAACGCGTAACAGCCTTTCGACTGTAACGCGTTGGATATGTCAAAACAGGCATAGGGAAACCATGGTCTTTACGTAAACGCCATACAGCGGTTTTCTTTTTACCAAGCAGGTTAAATACTTCCTGCTCTTCCATAAAATCGGTAGTAGTCATGAGTACCTCATCAAAAATTACCGTTAAAAATACATGTTTTACATCCGCCGCGAGCACCTTCATAACAGGTATCGCAACGATCTACTTTTTTCGCTCTAACACGCTCTGGTGAGATGTTTTGATGTGTTGACGAGGTTCTCCGTCTTTCGGCTCAGGCCACTGACGTAGTTTGTTAACCGCCAGCTTTTCTACCATCGCTTGGGTAATCTGCTCATCTCTGATACCGGCACGACGTTGCGCATCCCATAACAGGAATTGCATGTCAGCCCATTCGGTAAGGTCACTTGGTTCAGCTACGTGCATCGACCTGGTAAGGAGAGCCGTTGTGGAATGGCGAAATTGCCAAGCTGATTTTTTCCGGCATTTTGGTATTACCAGAACCTGATTTTTCATCACTGAACTGGAACTGGCAGGTACCATCAGAAAGGCGTTTAACAGACTTAAACTCAGATTTACGAGTTTCCTGGAAGGCCAGCACCATTTCGAGCAGTTCTGTACCGGACGGGCCAGCGTAGGTTTCTCCGACTGGGGCAACATTTTTGATGTTGTTCTCCAGGAATTCGGCAAAGTCGATCTGGTTCATTTTGGTGTTGTCGCTAGCGGCCCACGCTTTCCAGTCATCGGAGAACGGGCAGTCGTAAACAGCTTTGTGCGTACCCCATGCCGCACTGTTCGCGTTCTGGTGAAAATCCAGAACTGCAACGATGCGCGTTTTCGTTTTATCGGCAAACACCACGGTGCGCTCGTCACGGAAGCGCTGGATATAAGCGATCAGTGAACCCGGTGAGATAAGGTTTACGTTCTGGCGGATACGGGAAGGTGCAAGCTGCAGGTGCTCCAGAGAGCTAACTTCAAAACCTTCCGGCACAACAATAGACGGGATGTCTGTTTTGGTTAACAGCGTGGATGCCGCCAGATCACGAATTTCTTGTACGGCTGAGCCTTCAATTTGAGACATTGAATATTTCCTTATCAGATTGGAATGATTTGTTTGGTGGGTATTACTGGGCCAGCTTGATAGGTGCTGTTTGTGGTGCAGGTTCGATAACCTTTAAATCAAGCTGTGTCTGCGCAGGATCGTCACGAAGTAGATCGCCATCGGCGGTTGCAAACATGATGGTATCGGCGCGGTCCAGTTCAGGGATGGTTCGGGTTACTTTTGGCGTGACTTTCATGGTGTTTTCGTCACGGGTATTCAGCATGGCGCAATTGAGCGTCAGCGTAACCGCACCTTTCTTGCCAGTTTCACGGACTGCTTTAATCACTTCGGCCAGCGCTTCAGTCAGTTCAGCATCCAGTGTGCCTTTATTGATATAAGCCAGTTGCTGGCTGAATGGTGTGGTGTTCTTTGTTTCTGACATAGTTATCTCCAGTTATAAACGAGGATCGCCTTTCTGAGTGAGTAACCTGCATAACCAGCTACGCCGCCAGAAATTAGCGATTGTTTTTGGATTACGAACAGCCTGCACACCGCGAGTGACGCGCATCAGGTCGCCGTAGTAAAAATTAACGTTACGGAAGGTCATATAAGTCACCATTTGATTAGGTATCTGGCAGGAGTTGAACCCGCGCTGGGTAGGGAGTCCCAGCCGACACCGGAAGCGGACATATTGAATAAAAAGGGCGGCTATCTGTCAGAACATTATCTTCTTCCTCCTGTGAGTTGGTGGAAGACCAGATGGCCGCCAAAGAAAGTTGTTGTTCAGGTTACAGTAAATGAAGGTATATTCGATAAAAAGGCCACTTATGTGGCCTTGTGGGAATGAATAAAATGCTATCGGGACTTAGCCCAGTAACTGGAGTTCGTATAAGTATCAAATTTGTCAATGAAATACTTAGTGTCAATCAGGTAGTTCGGGTAGGCATATGATAATTTTTTTAAATCATCCATTTCAACAAATAAACCATTAGCTTCTTCATCCTTTTCAACGTCAGAGTAGGATGCTATGGCTAAATGTTTTTGGCTGTGCGCGAAAACCTGAAAATAAATATGGTTGTTCTTCAGTGCAATGATAACAAAACCACCTTTTCTATCCGAAAGGTTTAGTTTTTTATCTGAGAATAGTCTATTGAACGAACGTAGTTTATCAATCGCATTTAGTTTTTGGTTAAGGCTTATTAGTCTTTCTTTTATTCTGTTTTTATCTGTTGGGGCTATGAATATAAATCCTTCCTCATCAGCGATAAATTCACTCATCAGTTGGAAAAATTCAATCCAGGACGGGTTTGATTCAAAGGGATTGGTTTTAAGGGCACGTCCCTCACATAAATCTACAACCTCTACTGTGGTAGCCCACAAATGCTGGAGCTTTGTTCTTAGTTGTACTTCTATATCAAACCCTTTCCACTGATGGGTTTCATTTTTAGCATAACAACTATAAATCCTATGAATACCTCGGTACCCAGTCTGTTTTGGAAATTTTATATAATCTTTAACCTTAGATTTATGTGTGGTTCGACTTTTATCTAGTGATGAGTCTAATAAAAGTAACTCATACCGGTTATCGACGATGACTCGGCAACCACCAATGTCACTCATTCGGGTTACAGCTATAGAATTGGGCGTTTTTCCATCAAGAGTTTTACGGCGTAGCTTATCAATAATGGTAGGAAGACGTTTCAATCTACGTGCAATGATAGCATTTTTGTTTATTTTCTGTGCATGCTTCCACACTAGATTTTTAATGATCATCAGTGGGTAAAGGTGAGCTGCTCTATACTGCTGGATAATCTCGATTGATTTATCGATATCACCATTTCCTTTTCGTATGCACTCCCCTGCTTTCTTGACCTGGGATTTAGTGTACTCAAGTATGATTTTTCCTTTCTCATATTGTGCATTTGCCATTGGAACGCCTTCAAGTGACCGCTTGGATAGTGGCACTATAACCCCCTGAAATGATTGACACAAAGGAACAGAATGAATGTGTGCATTTCGTCTGGTTTCTAAGTGTTCACAAAGCTTTTGACATCGAAACTGTGGAAATGTTTTGGCGGTGAGATGGCCGGCGCTTATCTTCGGCTTGCCTCTGAGGGCTGCAATTCATCACACCCCAAAGCATTCCTATGGTCTTAAGGCTTTTTTGGTATCGTTGAATGTGAGAACATATGGATGCTGAGAATTCATTCAGCAGACTACCCGCAAGGGTAGGCGTGGAAACGTAAATGACCCAATATGATTACTTAATCATGTCATTGCTGCTGAGTCATTGTGAACCAGTTACAGCGACACTGATTTTCATCACTATGTTAATCGTGAAGAAGTACTGCTCATAATTTCTCACACATCCTCCCGGGTAACCGGGAGGAACTTCTGTCAACTGCATCTACTTACGAAGTGAGCAGATAGCATCACTAAGTAACAGCGCTTCCCCTTCAAGACATGCAGTATATTCCTTGTATGTTCGTTCTCTCATGGTTCGCAGGCTCCTCTCTTTTCACTGTTAAAGTAATACCGTAGACTTAAACATCAACGGTTAAGATAAGGAGGTTTTTATGTCTAAATTCACATCAAAAGAAGTTGCACTGGCATTTATGCAAGCTAATGGCACAGGAATGAAAGCTGATGATTTTTTAGTTCAACTAATTGATAAGGAAAAGGAATTTGAAGAGCTTCTGTCAAAGGATGACCTCAAAAAATTTTTGAAGACTAGAAAGGTGGAAGCTCTTAAGAAGTTTGTCTCCTGATAGTTTTTGATAGCATACACTGCTAAAAGTATTTCACATCATATTTAGCCCAGCCCACTCGATGAATGGGCTGGAATAAATCATTAGTTCAGCGTCGACTTCTCGCCAGTGTTGCCCATTCTCACGCCGTTCTCGCTCTCGCGCGGGGATAACCTCACACCAACCGGATCGCGCCTGGTGCTACGCCACGTTTACGTGTAGGGGTCTAAACAGGTCATTGACGCTGTAAGTGTTCATATTGTTAAAGAGCGGCGCGGTGCTATGCGCATCTGGCAACGAACACTAACCGTTATGGTTGTTTCGGTTTGTTCGCTGTTCGTGATATTGAGTTTAATCTTTCAAACCAACCTGTCAATGGTTTTGTTTGAATGTTTAAACAAAATAAGATGGGACGAAAAAAAACCAGCACGAGGCTGGTTTGTTTAGAAGGGAGTTTTAATAGTTTAAAGCAAATCCATTTCTACGCGTACACAGACACCTACAATCTCACAGGTAGAGTCAATCGATATGGGTTGGAATGCTGGATTCAACGGCATTAAGTAGACATTTGGGCCGTCAATAGCCAGTTTTTTAACTGTGGTTTCATTGGTCCCGTTAATACGAGCGACAACGATTCTTCCATTTGTTGCTTCTACTTCTGGGTCAACTATAACGATCGAGCCATCAGGGAGTGAAATCCCACTACCTGAAGGTGCAGACATAGAGTCACCGGATACTCGCAAGGAGAATGAATAAGGTGAGACCTTCGCGGTAGTCTCGATCCATTGAGTAACTTCTTCCCAATTACCTTGAATCATCTCTTTCCAGTTACCTGCCTGTACTGATGAAATTAAAGGAACTCGACGTCGCAGGTCGGGGCCGGGTTCAGCATTACCTGTAGTCTCTTCGATTAAACCACCTTCAGTTAACCAGCGCTCGCTCACACCAAGAACATCTGCAAGTTTGCTTATAAATTTTGCAGACGGTTCAGTCCCACCGTTAACCCATTGGCTTACAGTGCCCTTTGATGCTCCAGTAGCCGCCATAAGGTGGGTACTTTTCAGCTTTAACGCTTTCATGCGCCGCGCAATGCGGTCGCTCATGCTTTCAGTGTTCATGTTTAAATAATCAAACAAAATGGAGTTTAAAATCTTGACTATTTTTAGTTTGAAACGTTAAACTTCTTTCCATTGTTCTTACCTCGGAGAGGGAAATGTTAAAGCGAGACCTGATTAACCATTTTGGAACGGCGACAGCTGCTGCAAAGGCGCTTGGGGTTTCTAAATCGACCGTAAGCCTTTGGAAGGAAGTTGTTCCTTGGCAATACGCATTGTTAGCCGAAAAGCAAACAAACGGAGCGCTGGCCTTTGACCCTAAGTCATATGGCAAGACTAACGAATCTGCAGCGTGACAGTAACCACAGCATTAAGAGGTGAGTCGTGGGTAATCAACCAGAGTGGAAAGTAGAACGACAACCGGCATGGCTGGTGGCTGCAATCAAAAAAACGATTACTGGTTTGCCTGGTGGGTATGTCGAAGCCGCTGAGTGGTTGGGTGTGACGGAGAATGCTCTGTTTAACCGCCTCAGAACGGAAGGCGACCAGATTTTCCCTCTCGGGTGGGCCATGGTCTTACAGCGTGCTGGAGGTTCCAGCTACATAGCTGATGCCATTGCCAAACACTCTCAGGGGGTCTTCGTTCCTCTGGCCGATCTTGATGATGTTGATTACGGCGATGTCAATCAGCGCCTGATGGAGTCAATCGAGTGGATTGGCAAGCACTCTCAGTACATCCGAAAGGCCACAGCAGACGGCGTTATTGATGCTGACGAACGGGCCCAAATCGAAGAGAACAGTTATCAAGTGATGGCTAAGTTGCAAGAGCACTTGACCCTGCTGTTTCGCGTTTTCTGTGTTCCCGAGGATGCCGTCCGTCCCCCTGACTGAATAGTCGATCGCCCAATGCGCTAATCGCGCCGGAGGGCCAATGCACCAAAACGAATTTAACTACATAGCCCTACCTGCGTCCTTTTCACGTGAGGACGGGCCATGGATACGAGAGAAGCTGGCAACACTGCCCGTAGGAGTACGGGAAAAAATCGCTTTAGCGTACTCGCAAGCGTGGCAAGAGGCGTTTGACACAGAACCGGTTTCATTCCGGAAAGATAACGCAGCCAGGCGAACGGCTAACCGCCGTTTACGTGAGTTTTGCACGAGGTATACCCCGGCTGTTCAGGGTTATACGTCGCTCCCACCAAGGGTTTGATTTTTTAGTCTTGGGTTTGGGGGAAAGGGGGCGGTGTTGGGTTTAGCCCGAAGGGCTGGAACAGCTTTACCAGAAGAAGCAGATCTAACAGATAGATCACTGTATGGGGTTAAAAACGCCGCTCGGAAATCCAGACGTTTAGCCATCCAAAGGAGTTGAAAGATGAACTATTCAGACGTTAACGAAAAATGGGCTCCAGTGCCGGTAGAGCTTTACGCAAAAGCGTACGAAGTGAGCTCACTGGGACGTGTACGCAGCATCCCACACCTTGCCAATTCTGAATATTTTATTCGCCATATCCACGGCGGCTTCCTGAAAGGCCGGGAACGCAAAGACGGCACTAAAACCGTTACGCTGTCAATACAGCGCCAGCGCACCAAGTTTGTGATTGCTGAGCTGGTGGCTATGGCCTTCGGGGAGGTATCAGCCAATGCTTAACATCCAACCCCGCGAAAAACAGATCGTCGCGTTGAATATGCTGCGCGGCGCTTGGAAGAAAAATAACTCCTTCATGCTGTATGCCCCGGTTGGGTTTGGGAAAACGGCGATTGCTGCACTGATTGCTGACGGCTTTGTTAGTCGTCAGATGCGAGTAATGTTTGTGGCCCCGTATACCGTTCTGCTGGACCAGACAGCGGCACGATTCATGGAATATGGCCTTCCTGGCGAAGAGATCAGTTACGTCTGGCGTGATCATCCGTCATACAACCCGACTGCGCTGATTCAGATCGCCAGTGCCGATACGCTTATTCGTCGTGAGTTCCCGGATAACATCGACCTGCTGATCGTTGATGAAGCCCACCTGAAGCGCAAAAAGCTGCTGGAGGTCATCGACAACCTGAACCGCAACACAAAAACGAAGGTGGTCGGTCTTTCCGGTACGCCTTTCGCCAAGTTTCTGGGCAATTACTATCAGTGCCTCATCAAACCTACGACGATGAAAGAGCTGATCGCTATTGGCGCACTGAGTAAGTATGAATTTTACGCTCCCTCACATCCTGATCTGACTGGGGTGGAAACGTCATACGTCTCTGGTTATGGCAGTGACTACAAAGAAGGCCAGCTCAGCAAAGTCATGAGCGAAGCCAAGCTAGTTGGCGACATCGTGAAAAACTGGCTGGAGAACGGGCAGGACCGCCCAACAATCTGTTTCTGTGTTGATGTAGCCCATGCGAACTACGTCACGATGGAATTTGCTTGTGCCGGGGTAACCGTTGAAGTCATGACGGCAAGCACACCCCATGAAGAACGCCAGTTGGTGATCCGCCGATTCGAACAGGGCATTATCAAAATAATCGTGAATGTCGGTGTGCTGGTCGCCGGGTTCGACAGCGATGTTCGCTGCATCATCTTTGCCCGTCCGACCAAAAGTGAAATTCGCTGGATTCAGACGCTGGGTCGCGGCTTACGCGCTGCCCCTGGCAAAGATCATTGCCTCATCTTCGACCACAGCGGCACGGTGAACAAGCTGGGCTACCCGGACGATATTGAATATGACTACCTCCCATCGTCATCGGACGGCATGGAAGAAGCTCCCCAGCGCGTCGTAAAAGCCGATGAAGCGGAGAAATTGCCGAAAGAATGCAGCCAGTGCCACTTCGTTAAACCAGCGGGTATTTATATCTGCCCTAAATGCGGATTTAAGCCACTCGCCGGGGAAGACGTTGAAACGGATAAATCCCGAGGGCTGACAAAGGTCAGCAAAGCGGAAGTTAAGTACACCACTGAGCAGAAGCAATCATGGTGGTCACAAATTCTTTTCTATCAGCGCACCCGCGCAGCGCAGGGACGACCTGTCAGTGACGGCTGGTGTGCTCATACCTATAAACAAAAATACGGCGTATGGCCTCGGGGGTTACACCACACCCCACAGCAAACCACACCTGAAGTATCGAATTTCATCAAATCAAAACTGATCGCATTTGCTAAGCGTAAAGAGAACCAGGGAGAAGCGGCATGAATACCAAGAAAGCAGCAATAGGCCGCTGGGCAGAAATTTATAAACACTTTGGTCTTCCTGGCATTACCGGGAAAAACCATCTCAAGGGGGAATGTCCTCTGTGTGGTCGTACCGGGAAATTCCGCTGTGACGATAAAAATGGTACCGGGTCTTATATCTGTGTGTGTGGCTCTGGTGATGGTTGGACATTACTAACAGCTAAGACAGGGAAAGAGTTTAAGGTTCTGGCATCTGAAGTGGATCGGCTGATCGGAAACGAATATACCTCAGACCGTACCACCACAAACCCAGCGCGTACCTCGCTGGCGCAGCAGCGTGAAAAGGTAAGTCGTAAATTTGCAAAGCTCACCCCGCTACGCGGTACTGGTGCTGAAGGCTATCTGAAAGGGAGGGGAATTAACTCCCTTCCGGTTGAGAGCATCAGATACTGCGACAAACAGCCCGTAGACGGGAAAAATCTCCAGGCTATTTATGCGCTGGCTACAGATGACAAAGGAGAGCTTTGCTACCTGCACCGCACTCTGCTTGACGGGGATAAAAAGGCCAAAACCGAAGGCTCGGCTAAAAAGATGATGAAGCTGCAGGAAGATAGCTACGTTGAGTACGCCAAATCCGTAGCTATTCGTTTATTCCCCGTAGCCTCGACACTCGGCATTGCAGAAGGCATCGAAACAGCGCTGTCTTGCCATCAGATCACCAAGTGCAACACCTGGGCAACGATGAACACTGCTTTCATGAAAAAGTTCCGCGTTCCTGCCGGGGTAAAGAACCTCATTATTTTTGCTGATGCCGACGCGAACGCCGCTGGTCATGCCGCTGCTTTTGAATGCGCAACTGCAAACCTCCACGCAAAAAACGATCTGGAGACTGTCTCCGTCCGCTGGCCTGCCCAGGGGGATTTCAACGACCTGCTGAACAATGGCTCCGAAGTCTACGAGTGGGTATTTCACAGAGGGATGAAGCAATGAAAAAGCCGGTAAAGGCAAAGGTGAAAACCTACAAGCCGAAGGTATGCGCTCAGTGCGGGGAAACCTTCACACCTACTCGTAACCTTCAAAAAGTGTGTGGCCCTCGTTGTGCCATTGACTACAACCGAGCGCAAAAAGCTAAAAAAGCCGCACAGGAGAGCAAAGCAAGCCTGAAGATTCGCAAGAAGGCGCTCCAGCCTCGTGGGTATTTTGTTAGTAAGGCGCAGACGGCGTTTAACGCTTTCATCCGCGAGCGCGATGAGGGGAAACCTTGCCCATCCTGCGGGAACTACCATCCTCCAATGATATTCGGTGGCCAGTGGGATTGTGGGCACTTTCTAAGTGTTGGTGCACGGCCTGAGCTCCGGTTCGAAGAGATGAATGCTCACCATCAGTGCAAAGCTTGTAACGGTGGCGCTGGGCGCTTCACCGCTAAAAACAAGACGGTACATGAACGCTACAGAGCAACGCTGATCGAATGGTTTGGTCTTGCGCTGGTGGAATGGCTGGAAGGTCCGCACGAGGCGAAGCACTACTCACGAGAAGAGCTTGAAGATATTGCGGCTACTTACCGCCGTAAAACCCGCGAACTGAAAAAGCAGAGGGCAGCATGA